ACATACTAGATATGGTGCTTTGACCCCACCCCACCCCCCAAATCTTGCGCATGTAACTTGACGATTGACATACGTGCAAACTTTCATAGAAATGATATAATAAAAATACTTATGGATTTGGAGCTACTACCTAAAGAAAAATTAATAAAATTAAAGAAATTACTAGATGCTGAAAAGATACTCAGTGCTAGAAATGATTTCTTGTTCTTTGTTAAACAGGTTTGGCCAGATTTTATTTGCAGAGATGCAACTGAACCTTCTGACTGGGGTCATCATCAAATAATCGCTGACAAACTAAATCAGGTCTCAGAGGGCAAGATAAAGCGTTTAATTATCAATATGCCTCCGAGACATACAAAATCTGAGTTTGCATCTTATTTGTTTCCAGCATGGATGATGGGACTCCGACCCAATGCAAAACTCATGCAGGTTTCTCACAATGCAGAATTATCTTTTCGTTTTGGTAGAAAAGTAAGAAACTTAGTTGATAGCGATGAATATAAAAAAATTTTTTCTAACGTGGGACTCCAACAGGATAGTAAAGCTGCAGGTCGTTGGGAGACCTCCCAAGGGGGTGAATATTTTGCAGCTGGTGTCGGTGGTGCCATAACGGGTAGGGGTGCAGATATATTAATTATTGACGACCCGCACACAGAACAGAACGTGATGTCGGACTCCGCTATGGAGAAGACGTATGATTGGTATGTATCAGGACCTAGACAACGTTTGCAACCGGGTGGTTCTATTGTAGTTGTAATGACTCGATGGGCAACGGACGATCTTACAGGTAGACTAATTAAAGCTCAAGTAAACCCTGGCGCTGATCAGTGGGAGGTCGTTGAGTTTCCAGCGCTGCTGGACGACGGACAAGATACCTCCCCAACGTTGGAATGCACAATACATGCAGAATCCAACTTCTGAAGAAGGAGCCATTATAAAACGTGAATGGTGGAGACCTTGGGAACATGAGATACCAAGACTAGAATATGTAATACAATCATATGATACAGCGTTTAGTAAAAAAGATTCTGCAGACTACTCTGCTATTACAACTTGGGGTGTATTTACGCCTGATGAAGACTCACCGAAATGTTTAATGTTATTAGATTCATTAAAAGGTCGTTGGGATTTTCCTGAACTAAAAGCTGTAGCGATGGATCAATACTCTTATTGGAATCCTGAGTCCGTCGTCATTGAAGCAAAGGCAACGGGTATGCCACTAATTCAAGAGCTAAGAAGAACTGGTATCCCTGTGCACGAGTTCGTGCCAGGTCGTGGAAAAGATAAGGTTTCAAGGGTTAATGCAGTCTCGCCTGTGTTTGCATCGGGTATGGTTTTCTATCCAGCTGACCGTCAATTTGCTCATGAAGTGATTGAGGAGTGTGCAGCGTTCCCTAATGGAGAACACGATGACCTCGTGGACAGCACCACCCAAGCTGTGTTAAGATACCGAGAAGGAAATTTTATATCTGCGGATTATGATTATGAGCCGACGGACAAAAAACCATTGCCGACGGAACGTAAATACTATCCTGCATAGGAGTAACTATGGCTGACAACAACACTATACTTGACTATGGAGAAATAGAAAATTTAGATGAAGCTAAATTACAAGAAGCCAAGAAAAAATTTCAAGATACAACTTACACACTTTTAAGAGATACAGCTCCTATTACTGGAGAATTACAATCGTACAAATATGCAATGCAAGATGCAGAAAAATTAGCAAAAGCAGCAAGAGGAGAAGAGGGTTATGATGATATGACTCCACTCGAGGCTTTAGGATATGTTGGTCTAACTACTCTTGGTGTTGCAGGAATGATTCCATTTGTAGGCCCTTATGCAAAACAAGCTGCAAAAGGTATTCGTGCACTGATGCCAAAAAGAGGTGCTGAAAGAGAAATTAGAAATCAATTTACAAACGCTCCTATTAATGCTCAATTAAGAGAAGCTATACGTAATGACCCTAGATACCAGATATTCGTTGATGGACTCCCAGAATACAGACAAGATTTAAATCGCCCTGAAAACTTAAATGAATTTAGAAATGTATATTTGAACAATCCAGAAAGAATGGCTGAACTTAATGCTGCTCTTGCAACAAGAGGTAGCGTAAAACAAACCCCTTTGATGACGGAGAGAAGTATGAAAGCTATTGAAGATGATTTTAACGCTAAAAAAATTAAAAATTCAAAAGCACTCACTGTTCAAGCAGAGCCATTAAGTTTTGGAAAAAGCCAAAGACAATTAAAGGTGGATAACATAACTGAGTTTATGGGATCTGCAGCTTGGGATTATGTTAAAAAAGGTGGTAATGAATTTGCTAAACCAGCTCAGTGGATGGGATTTATGAAAGGATCCTTAAACAAAGGAATCAAAGCTGAAGAGTTAGAAGATGCTGGTCTACTTGTATTTAACAAAAAAGGAGAGGCCGTTGGAGGAGATCTATTTGAATTAAGCAAAAAATATCCTAATAAAAAAATTTCAAAAGCAGAAGTATTATCTGTTTTAGAAACAAACCCAGCATACAAAACAAAAGTTAAAAATTACAGTTATCCTTTAAATGAATCAGAAATATTAAATGTAAACAAAACTTTTAGAATTTTTAATGATGATGTTGCAAGAATGTTAAATGAAAAAATTCTTGATACTCCTGTTAATCAGAGACAACCTCTAAAAAATTTATTGGTAAGTTTGAAAGCTGATGGAAAAAACTTAGAAGCTATTGGTCAAAAATTTTCTGCATCTAAAGTTCAGCTAGATCAAGTGATTGATACAAAACAAAGACTAATAGATTTATTACCTACTTTAAAAGACAATGAAAAATTAATTGTTAGAAATTTAATTTCTGATTATGACAAATACGAAGCGTTGGCTAAAAAAGGTTTGACCACGACTAACATGCCAAAACACAAATCAGTGTTTGCTGAGGGTGGTTATGATTATAGAGAAAAAGTAGTTTACCTTGATGAGGCCATACCAGGAAACGAATCTGCTAAAAAAATTTACTCATCACATTTTAATGATCCAAATCCTATAGCTCACATAAGATTCAATACAAGAGGTGTAGATAATTATGGAGATACATATTACATAGGTGAAATACAATCTGATACGGGACAGTCCATATCAAAAAAATTAGCAAGGTATGAGGGAGATAAACCTCTTGTTAGAAATAATCCTTTCAAGAATAAAATAATAAATTCAACACTGAAAAGAGAGATAAATCAAAAAATAACAGAAATAAATAAACTAACTGACATTGCTAATGAAAGACCACTGTCCCCTCCTGAGTTTGATAGATTAAATAAATTAACAAAAGAAAAAAAAATATTAGAATCTAATTTTCAGATAAGACCATCTCAAGTTACAGGCAATGAATATTATGGTCAAAGCTTTTCATCAAAGGAAGGAACTTATGATTTTTATCCAATGATGAAAGAAGCTACATGGACAAAACTTGCGTTGAAATCATTAATCAAAGATGCAAGAAACAATAATGTAAGATATATAGCAATCGGTGCTGCTGATGATTATTTATTAAAACAAGTAGGACAAAAACAAAAACTAGAACAATACTATGGATTAAGCGGTGATGAATTAGTTGGCAGTTTTAGAAAAGTCCCAGGTAAAGATAGACTTTTAAAAAATTTAGATGGAAAAGCAGTTGGTAAATATCGAGATTACAAAACAGGAAAATTAGTTAGCACTGCAGTTGTTCCGAAAGCTATGCAAGAGATTGCAAAAGAATTAGGTGCTAAAGTAGTTGTTAAAAAGGTTATGAAATCAGATATAAATAAACCTTTTAAAATTACAGACTCTGATGGAAAAATTGTTGGATCTTTCACGTCAAAAGCAGAAAGAGATAATTTTTTAAATATTGATAATGTTTTCTACAAACCTCTAGATATAACTGATATAGATGACCCTAGAAATTACAACACAAATGTGGTATTAGATTTAGCAGGCTCAAATACTGGCCGAATGAAGGCATATAAACTTGGAGGATTGGTAGAAGTAAAACGTGAATACTTTGCACCATTATTTGGATGATAGAAAAAGCAATTGCAACATTAACAAAACAACCTAACCCGTCTGCAAACATAAAAGATGAGATATCAAGACCTCAACAAGCTGCAGCTGGTGTAGATAAATTTAAAAAAGATAAAGGTATCAATCTTAAAAAAGGTGGCATTGTTTGCCGTGGACAAGGTATGGCTAAAAATAAAAAAATAACTAAAATGTATTAATGTCAAGAGAAGATTTAGAAATTTTAGATACGACCACTGGAAATAATCCAGAACAAGTAGATACAGTATTAGATGAAAACGATAATGTAATTGCTGGTGTAGAACCAGTTATTCAACAAGAGGAACAATTTTTTTCTAATTTAGCAGAAACTTTAGATGAATCTATTCTTTCTCAAATAGGTAGTGAACTTGTTTCAAATTACGAAGATGATAAACGTTCAAGACAACAATGGGTAGACTCTTACGTTAAAGGATTAGATTTATTAGGTTTCAAATATGAATCACCAGCCCGTCCTTTTCTTGGGGCAGCAGGAGTAACTCATCCCTTACTTGCGGAGTCAGCAACTCAATTCCAAGCGCAAGCCATCAAAGAGTTATTACCTGCAGGGGGACCTGTAAGAACAGAAGTGATAGGAGCACAGACTGATGAGAAAATAAATCAAGCTGGTCGTGTAAGAGATTACATGAATTATATGATAACATCGGTCATGAAAGAATACACTCCAGAAATGGATCAGATGTTATTCTTACTTCCTCTTACAGGTTCTTCGTTCAAAAAAGTTTACTATGATCCAGTTTTAGGAAGAGCTTGTGCTAAGTTTATTAAGGCAGAGGACTTAGTTGTTCCATACAATGCAACTGATTTATCTGATGCATTAAGAATATCACAAGTATTACAGATGTCACAAAATGATTTAAGAAAATTACAAGTAAGTGGTTTCTATAGAGATATTGATTTACCAAGACCAAGTTATAAATCAGATAAAGTTCAAGATAAAATGAATGAGATTGAGGGTGTAACATCTACTGATAATAGACAAGCAAATGCGCTATATAATTTAATAGAGGTACATACAAATCTTGACATAGATGGTTACGAAGATCCAAACGGTATCAAAGTTCCTTACATTGTAACAATTGATGAAGATTCAAGAAAAGTTTTATCAATTTATAGAAACTTTGAGGAGAATGATCCGTTAAGAAAAAGAAAAGATTTTTTTGTTCATTACAAATTTTTACCTGGTTTTGGTTTTTATGGTAATGGCTTAATTCATACAATAGGCGGACTATCAAGAACAGCCACAACAGCTCTAAGACAATTATTAGATGCGGGAACATTATCAAATCTTCCTGCTGGTTTTAAATCAAGAGGTTTAAGAATAAGAGATGATTCAGAGCCTTTGCAGCCAGGTGAGTTCAGAGATGTAGATGCACCGGGTGGAAATATAAAAGATCAATTTCAGTTTTTACCATTCAAAGGACCAGATCCAACTCTTTATCAACTTTTACAATTCTGTGTAGATTCAGGAAGAAGATTTGCATCAGTAGCCGATATGAAAATGGCAGACATGAACACACAAGCTCCTGTAGGAACTACAATGGCGGTCCTTGAACGAGGGTCAAAAGTCATGTCAGCGATTCACAAAAGATGTTATTATTCAATGGGTCAAGAATTCAAAATGTTAGCTGGAGTTATTGCAGAATCAGTGCCAATGGAATATCCATATGATGTCGTTGGAGCAAGTAGATTAATTAAACAATCTGATTTTGATGACAGAGTAGATATTCTTCCAGTAGCAGATCCTGATATTTATTCGATGACACAACGAATTCAAATAGCACAAGCATCACTAACACTAGCACAATCTAATCCACAAATGCATGATATTCACGAAGCTTACAAAAGAATGTATCAAGCATTAGGTGTTAAGAATGTTTCAGGTATTTTAAAACCACCACCAGGGCCGCCAAGACCTTTAGATCCTGCAACAGAGAATACTGGCTC